GTGTGAATTACTTGAAGGAGTTTTATTGGAAGACTGACTTGTTAAATCACCAAAATCAGTTGCTGTTCCTCCATTTGCAATTATAAATTGATCAATTACATTTGATTGACTTGGAGTTGCGCCACCTGCATTTAATCCTTTTACAGAATTACTAGAAGAAACTTGAGTATTTCTAGCAACTGACATATCTCCAAAATCTATCGCATTACCTTGAGAAGCAATCGTTACATTTTCTATATTAGTTATATTACTACTTCCATCATTACCACCAACAAAACACGCTTTTGTTGATGAAGAACAACCAGAAGCACCTGTTCTTCCTGATGTTAAATCTCCAAAATCTACAGCATTACCTGTAGTTGAAATCTCTATAAAATCTATTGTATTTAATTTTGATGGAGTACCACCTCCTGCAAAAACAGCTCTTGTTGGACTACACGCTCCAGTAACACTAAATCTTGCAGCTGTTAAATTACCAAAATCTGTTGCGTTACCTGTTGAAACTATAGTTACAAAATCTATAACATTAGATTCATCGGGTGATCCACCTGTATCACCGCCCCCGACTCCACCTCTAACAGAATTAGAAAAACCAGCTCCTGTCGCTCTTGCCACAGTTATATCGCCAAAGTCTGCTGCATTACCTTCTGTTGAAAATGTTACATACTCTATTTTATTTTGATAAGCTGGAGAGATAAAACCACCTGGAATCAAACCTCTTGTAAAAGAAGATACAGTAGAGTTTGTTAAAGACTGAGTTGCAGTTGACAAATTTCCAAAAGCAGTAGAATTACCACTTGTTGAAAAAATATTCTTATCTATAACCGATGTTACTGATGGAGTTTGTCCACCACAAAAAAGAGATACTGCATTTGC